GCTGAAATTCGTAGTGCTCGCAACTTAACGGAGGCGGAGCGTATGGAAAGATTTCGTGCTGATGTGTTTCCAATCGTCGGTCATCCGACACGCGACCCCTTAGTAAATCCAGGCCCAGTTCTCCCGGGTGTTGTGATTGAAGACACTCATTGGAACACATTTTCATCACAAACTAAGAAAGCCATTCAGGAATACATTACTCTCTTGTGTTTTACATGTATGTTTGGTGATACTTCAAACATGTTTTCAAACTTTACTGAGAATCCACAAGCCAAGAAATGGATGGAAGATATGATGGGTTCTTGGAAAGAAAAACTAAATACTGTTGACTTTAAAGCCATTACTGAAAAAATGATGAAGATTTTTGGACCTGGTGGGGTGGGTGCAGGAGCATTTAAGTTTCCTGAACGTATGCTGAAGGGTCAATTGGCCAAATTGGCAGAAGATCTTGTCCGTGAATTCAAACCTGAAGACTTTGGACTCAGTCCTGAAGAACTTTTGGAAACAGAAAAGAATCCGTCCCGGGCTTTTGAGCTCTTAATGAATATTTACACACAGCGCCCTGAATTGCTTCAAAATGCCATGAAGCGCATTGCGAAGAAACTTCAAGATAAAGTTCGTCGTGGGGAACTCAGGCCCCAGGAACTTGCAGCGGAAGCAGAAGATATGATGAAAGAATTTACTGAAAATCCAGCCTTTGTGGAACTCATGGAGAGCTTTCGTACTGTTTTTGGCTTTCAGGATGAAGAAGCATCAAAGGCTGCTGGGCGGGACGGCGAAAGTCGACGTGCACAGGCTGTCAAACAAATTCGTGCTGAACGTGAACGGAGAGCTAAACAACGAGCAGAAGAAGAAACGCAACGACAGCAACGAAGCCAACAACAACAGACTCAGGCACCTCAACCCTCTGTAGAAGAGCTTATGCGCCAATTAGGTTTGGATAAGCCCGATTCGAAGAAAAAAGAAGGAAAGGGTGGAAAGGGAGGTCGCAAGTAAGTATGTAACACCTGTAGTAGAGCATAGGTTCAGATGGTCAAAGTAGCATTATGTGATCCTTTTTTTTGGGAGCAACCTTCCGTTCTTGTTGGGGGTGCTTGGTGGAGACGATGGTCCCGAACAAGGTCAGCGCCTTGTGCCAGCGAAACAGTCAATGAAATTGCAGCGGTCTATCTATTTACAGCGTTTGTAGGACTCCTCCTTAGTGTTATCCTTGGTTATGTCTATGCCATACCTCTAGCCATGGGAATCGCCACTTTGTATTTAGTTCCTGCATTTATGAGTTTGTATGAAATCCAATCCATGAAAGATTGTTCAGATACAAAGGAAGCCTTTGAGGATGTACAAGCTTTCCCGAACCCTGTTCCTGATGCTGGGAAACCTCTTGTAACAAGACCTACTGCTGCAAATCCTTTTATGAACGTGCTTATTGATGAAATCAAATACAATCCTACACGCCCTGAAGCAGATGATATCAGTAGCCCTGATGTCGCCGATTCCTTGGATGGCTATTTCCGTGTCCAATGGACATCGGATCCCACAGATGTGTTTGGTCGTACCCAAAGCCAACGTATGTTCGTAACACAACCTTCCACAAGTATCCCCAATGATCAAGAAAGTTACCAAAACTGGTTGTATCGTATTCCCGGAAAGACTTGTAAAGAGGGTGGTCGCGAAGCTTGCTTGCCTGGAACAGATGGTGGTCCTGTCACTTGGTTGAATCAAAATCGCTAAAAAAAATCATTTTTGTATTGTTTTAAACAATCATGAAATGAATTTACAACTGCACAGGTGCTTTTACTGCATTTTCGTAATAACTTTGAATGCCCACCCCTGGTTGAATCCTACTGGCAGTAGGGTCAGTGCTTTGATAAGGGGCCACAAACCCACCTTTTAAAGGCTTTTGAGTAGTCAAAGACATCTTTTTTCCGCAACGAAATCGTTTGAGAGTTTTTCCTCTCGTTTGTAAAACAGCTTTCACACAGACTCCTATAGCCGCTGCTTCTTTCGCAGAAGCAGTCTTCTTTATTCCGGGTCGAAGTTTTATCGTCTTACTCACCTTTTTAATACAACGGCAGAAGTCGGAAGCCACTTTATTTTTTCGTGTCGCCATTCTACTTCAGCAACATCTTTTCCTTTCTATCCTCAGAGATGGCTACAACCGCTTTTAACATTAACAGATTGTCTCGTGTCCGAGATGACCTTTGTGGAATTGAGCAATATTACAAGCAATCCGTAGGCCCTGGTGACTACATGGTGACCAACCTCGTCCCGGATGCCAAGCAAGTTAATCCTTTGTCAGTTGATCAATTACTTATTTATCCGCGTGAAGGCTATGGGTTAAACAATAAGTCGATTGATGCTGATTCCATCTTGCGCAATCAGCCTGAATTTAAGAACAATCGTTGCATTATCCGAAACCAAGCCCGCCCTTTTATGACTGTGCCTTACATGGGTACTGGTCGTGGAAATCCTGATGTAGAGAGTTTGCTTTTGCATTCTGAACAAGTTCGTCAAGGAAAGGAATGCGGGACAGTTACAGAAGAATTCTTCACTGGACAGTATACTCCTTTGATTCCTACTGTGAAGGAAAACATCCAGAATCCTAAGAACTTAGTCCCTGAAGTGGCAGCCAATGGATGGATTCGTGGAGGTATCCCGTCTCGTAGCTACATCCGCGATGTAAACTGTTAGAAATCTAACAGTTTGCTTCCGAATCAAATACGTGCCGTGTTTGATTCTGTAAACTGCTAATCATAATATTTTTGAAATTTTAGTTTTGTTTCCCAGTGATATCCCCATCGTCCAAGCGGAACAGGAAGTTGAGATTTTCGAAAGAATCTGAAGAGAAAAGAAATCATCTTTGGTAAGGTTATCATACCCAAACTTATTCAAATTTCACTTTAATGTATATTCTATAGTATTAGAATGGTAGATTACGGAGCACCCTTAGACCATCCCTTTGAAAAGAAAGAAAATCCTCAGGCCTACGATGAATTTGCCTATGCCTATACGCACAAACATGCTGCCCGACACATTTTAGGTGTAGTGGGTGGAAACGAAGTATCCCTTGTGAAGGGCAATCGTGTTGATTTGGAATCTGATTTAATGGGAATTACGAGACCTAATTCTTGGTGCAAGGATAGAAAACATTTGCCCCCGAAGCAAGGAGATACACAAATTAAACGTGTGAATCCAAAGGAAGACACGTTTCAAGTAGATGTTCGTATGCAACACTTGCCTGTCTATCAGATGTGGGCCTATCCTGTCACCTTATCTCCTCTTCCCATCCAAAACCAAGTGTGTAAGCAGCCTCATAAATATTAAGAGTCCGCTTAGGGTAAACAGCCCCACAAATACTAAATCTCTTATCAGAAGATGTCTGCGTTGATTCCTGTAAAACAACAATCCATGACACGTCCTAAGTTTGATGATTTTCATCAAGCTGATGACATGCGTATTACGTCCTATAGTCTTCGCTATATGATTAACCCCCCTGAAGCACGATGCCCTACAAGTTTCCCGGTAGATGTGACCACACGTATTCAACAGTCAGGTGACGGCTGGGTTTCAGGTCAATGGCGTACGGATGTTGAATCTGATCTACGTGGTATTAATCGTATGGGTATCCGTGTGAAATGTGATACAAAGCTTTATAATCCTGAAACTAACACTATGAACAATCGTCCATATGAAAATGCTCCTGATGAGAGTTTTCCTCAAATTTTTAATCGTTTAACAAACCCTCCTTGTACACTCCGAGCCACCGGTTGGAACAGATGGCAGAGCTTACCTCATCAACCTCAACTTACGTTTGAACAACCCTTTGATTATTATATTCCGGCCCGAACAATGGACAAGGAACGGTGTAAAACTCATTAACCATGGGAACGTAACCTCTCTAAAAAAAGCAACTACTCCTCTATCAGTAGATATGGAAGCGGCTGCCTTATTACTTTTAATTGGAGCTGGTTTTGCGGTCGCGAAAACAGCTGGACCTTCCCCGAAACTTGGAAAAGCAGATCCAAGACTCCGAGACAGTAGTTTGCTAAAAGAAGGATTCCAAACCAAACAGCTTATTGTCAACCCTGAGAATCCATTGGACCCTTATGGAAATCCTCGTCCTCTTCCTCGTGACAGTGTTCTTATGAATACTCCAAAAGGTGGAACTGCGAGAGGAAATGGTGCTGAACTTGATTTACAGTATCGTACATCGACTGGACAAACATATCCTTCTGAACCGCACCCTGGACCCTATTATGGAAAACAGACAGATTTTGCGACTATGACAGCTGATTTACCTTTGAGCGGATCACCTATGCCTGAAAGTCCTGCTGCTGTTCGTCCTTCTGTTGCGATGAATCCTACAGGCGTAGAAAAGAATCCAGATTATGGAAGTGGCTTCATAACATCTCCTCTCACGGGTGAACGCATGCCATCCAAAGATTTTACGCACAACAACATGGTTCCTTTCTTTGGTGGTCGTATTAAACAAAACGTAGCTCCTGATACAAATACATCGATCTTGGATGCCTACAGTGGAACAGGAAGCACAGATTTACGAAAGAAAGAAGTGGAAACGATGTTTAATACAGCACAGACTCCTTATGGCAATCCTTTTGGTATGGAAGACAACACTGATTTTTTCCAAGAGCGTATGTCTTCTGATGTAGGACAACTTCGTCGTCGAAACAATGAACGCCCTTTTGAGCCTACTCGTGTTGGCAGTGCTGTGGATGAGAAGTTCGGTCTAACAGGCAAAGGTGGATTCCAGCAACTTGAAATCAATGAAATTATGATGAAGGCTATGCCTACCACTGAAAAGCTCCGAGTAGCAGATAAACCCAAGTTAACGTATAAACAACCTGTTGTTCCTGGCCAACGCTTCGTTACAGCAGGTCCTGATAATCCTGGTGAAGTTCGCAAGTACAAACCCGATACCTTCTACATTGATGAAGCGGGCGAACGTTTTATTGGTGCTTTTGCAGAAGAACAGCAGGCAGAAACAACACGCCCTATCCAAGTCTATAAATTCGTAACTCGTCCTGAAACTTCCTCTGAGTTTCTCGGTCCTGCTGCTTCTCAGGAAGGATTCGAATCGTACGTCTCAGGTGAATATCGTATGCCTATGGCGCAACAGTATGGTGGTGCTGGGTATCGTAATGCTGATATGACAGGCTATTATACAAAAGATGTTGATATACCTGAGGCTGACTATGGTAAGAGTAGTATTGAAATTAGACCCAATGAACGTTTGAGTACACAAGACCGTGTCATGGGACTCAACTTAACACCTGCAGACAATCAACAGGTATCCGTTCACTATACTGATTCTGCAAGACCTACCAATCGTGCGGAGACTGTTGGAAATATAAGACAAACAGGAACACCGACTGGATATGCGGGTGGAGCTCCTGCGATTACTGTGTGGGATCCTTCCGATGTGGCTCGCACGACAGTCAAAGAAACAACAATTGAATGGGGAAACCTTGGCTTGGGTATTGCATCTGCTGCTGACCAACCCACCAAACTCAAAGTCTATGATCCTGATGATATTGCGAGACCTACACAGAAAGCTCAAATCTCAGCGAAGTCTGAATACTTTGGTTCAGGAAATGCTGTACGCAAGGACTTTACCTCTCACGAGGCTGCCTATAACATGCGCCTCAATCCTAACAAAGAACAAGTGGCAAAGGGTCGTAAGCCTTTCGCAGGCAATGGTGGTATTGCTCTTACCAATGAAGATCCTGGGAAACAAACCTCAAAGAAATTGGATGCTGATATTATTAACGACAGAGAACTCCGTATTAATTCTGTATCAGGATTACCTCCTGGTTCTGCTGATATTGGCCAAGTCAAATACAGAAATCCTCTCAAGATGGATGTATCTCTCCAGAGAAATCAGCCTGCAATTGTCTCAGCAGTTGAAGACAATCCTCTCCAACAGTCTCTTCGTAGAAATGCTGAGCACGACCAACGTGTGTTGGAGCAAATGTACGGAAAAACCCAGTATTTTAGTGACAATTAAAATAGTCTAAACTCTCTCTACACTTCCATATAAGATGAAACCCGCACTTATCTTATATGGAATTCCTGGGTCAGGAAAAACAACATGGATAAAACAAGAAGCGAAACAACGAGGATACCGCTTGTTTCGTTGGAATGTCCGCAATGATCGCTCTTTACGAGAAGGTCGTGAAATCCTCCATGCACAAGTGAGATCCCAAGAACGTACACTTATCTGGATTGAAGGGGCAGATGACTTAACACAAGAAGCCCAAGCATTTTTACGTCGTATTTTGGATACACGCTCGCCTGAGGTCATTTGTATTCTAGAAGCAAGAGATCCATCGAAACTTTCTGCGCCCGTCTTATCTCGTTGTACGTTGCAAAGATTACCTTCAGAAACATCGTATCGTAAAACAATGCTAGAAGGTAAAGCTTATCAGATGGGTATTTTAACAAAATCGGAGGAAACTTTCCCAACGACCATGGAAGAATTAGCTAAGTACAAAGAACAAGGAAAGGACCCCAATATACTTTTATGGCATCTTGTACGAACAAAATACAAGGATGAGCAAGGAAATGAAGCTCTCCGTCGATGGTCTTCAGGATCATCTTCATGGCTTCAGGTTGCTTGGTTGCTTTCTCTTTGATGCGGTTGATTTGAACAACAGAACTCCGTGAAATCATCAGAACAATGGACGGAGTTGATAATATTGGTGTCTATGGTGAAGCGAAGGCTGAATACACACGACAACTTTGTAGTTTTTTAGTTCCGGCACTGGAAGGGTATTTCCTTGACCTGTTGAATGAAATCAAAACAACAGAAAAGGATTCCAAACGATTCCTATGGGTCTTTCAAGATAGTTTGAAACAGTTTCCAGATTGGAATATGGATAAAGTCCAACGAGAAACAGAAAAAATTCAACAAGCAACTAGGTGTGACTATCTAGAAGAAATCTTAACAGCAGTCTTTATTGCACATACCAAAGTGTTGTCTGCAATTCGTCTGACAAGCAAACAGAAAAAACTCCAAATTACTATTCCCAAGATTGAACATTTTTTACATCGCACAATGTCTGAATGTGCACGTCTTTTATGGTCTAATGCATATTTATTTGCGGAGTCTGGTCCTGCGATAGAGCGCCAGAAGAATCTCCGTCAGGTGGAACAATTGCTTCATGAAGCTGTACTGCAATCGATTCGTGGGATGGTTCCTGTAAAGAGTATCTTGAAAGAATATTTATCGGATGATACGGATGAACCTTCTACAGAAGCGCAAGAAGCTGGAGGGCAAGAGGAAGAAACAGCACCTCTTGTTCAAGAAGAATCGATTCAGGCACCCCCGCCCACTCCTGTTCAAGAAGAAACTGATGTATCAGGGAACAATATCCCTCTTGCCGATGAAGTTGTTGGACCGCCTGCCCCCTCTCAACCTGAGGAGCCCAAAGTGGAGGAATCTATTGCCCTACCCGATCTCTCAGCAAATGCCATTCCTGTAAGCACTGTACCAACAATTATCGTGGATACTGAGCCCCCAACAGTGGGATTTACTCATATGGATGCGGTCTTAGATAGTGAAAATCCAGAAAAAAGTATTATTCAAATTTCGAATCAAATCGATGATGATAATGAAGGTCATGAAGTCACACATATCGAATTTGATGAAACATCTCCCCCCGAGGCAATTGATGAATTTGAAGATTTAGAAGAAAAGGAACCGCTTGCGGTTAGAGAAGATGAGTTTGAAACGCTGTAAAATATTTCCCTGAGTGGCCCAGAGATACTTCCGGATGGACTCTTCACAACTTCTGGGAATAGTTGTAGGTGGAACTTTGATTTCTGCGCTTGGTGGCATTGCTGAATACATGCGGGAGAAAGAAATACCCTCGTATAAAAGTATTATACGTGATTTTTTGATTGGTGCTGTACTTGTTATCTTTCTTTTACAAATCATGCCTGATTCTATGGCAAGTATGTTTGCGTTTTTACCGAATATGAAAAGCTTTCTAGAAGTTGTTCCAAGCACTTCGGGTGGAGATTCAGGTCCCGATATTCAATTGGGCCCCGCTCGTTTCTAAGCTAAAGTAGAAATGACACAACAAAGTCAAGTCTGGTGGAGCTGGCCTGGTGGCATTGGATGGTCGACAAGTATACCGTTGAAAGGGGGAGCTAAGAGAAAGACACGCAAGCAACGCAAGTCTAAAACTCGCAAAGCTAGAAAGGCTACGCGTAGAAGATAAAGACTCTAGGTAGAATGGTACTCAAGTTTTCGTTAGATCCTCAAACAGGAGTTGTTGTGCCTCCTGTCACAGTGTTTAATGGTGGAAAAAGACGAAAGACAACGAAGACAAGAAAGACAAGGAAATCTAAAAAAACTCGTAAAGCTACACGACGCAGACGTTACTGAATTCTTTTCAGATTGTTTTACAATCAACAAAGAATTAACAAAATAAAGAATAGACTTTTTCATTCTTAGGATCCTTACAATGGAAGCAGTTGAATAATGTCTTCTTGAATTGCTCTGAAGGGACAGCCATGTGAACTTCACGAGTAATTACTTTGTATAAATCAAAATCAGGATATCGTTCAGAACCATCCGGATCCATAAGTACATTGTGTCCATCGTCACATAAGAGCCAGCTCCACAATAAATTGTAAAGTGGAGATTCTGTCTCTTTCACAATTAAATCAGGTTCAGAGGAAAGTATGCTTCCATTTTTCTTTATAGGAGGAGATTCAGGAAACAGGCTTTCAAAAATACTGACAGTAAAACGAGACAAATCAAAAGAAGGATTCGGCCAAACTTCGTCGCCTTCTGATTCTTCATAAAGGTCACCGAAATTAAATTGTTCCGCTGCATCATTGCCTTTCTTAAAATCATCTGAAAAAAAGGTTGTATTATTGATGGTAAAAATTGCGCGACCAAAATCGATAATACGGAAAATCTTACCAAATGTGGGAACTTTAAAACATGTTCCGTCGCGTAACTTATAGTATAGATACGGTTTGTCCGATGTTGACCAAACTACATTATTGCTATGAAGGTCATTGTGAGTAAATCCTAGAACACTTTGTGCAACAGACAAGGCGGATATAATTTGGAATATCCAGGCTTTCCAAATAAGTTCCCATTTGGCTTGACCAGGTTTTGCGCCAATGTTGTCATAATCATCCAATAAATCATCCATTGTTCCTTCACTCATTTCTGTATAAATCATCATCACTGGAAATTGGTGAACATCAGCAAAGATTTCTAGCTCTTCATCGTCATCAGAATAATCATCTGAATTCTCAGAATCATCGGTTGCCTCTTCCATACTTTGAACATCTGTGCTGTGGATGGAATAGAGAGATTTTGTTTCGACATCCTCACATTCTAATCCTGTGAGTTCTTCTTCTGATTTTTCAGAGCTCTCATCACTACTGTCTTCCAATTCATCAGGTTGTTTCAAAATAGCTTCCTTGACTTCATCGGGAATAGATTCATCATATGATAATTTAAAAAGGCCCTTTTCCTGACCTGTCCAGAACCACCGAGCATGTCTATACGACATATAGGAATCAGTTATATTGTAAGAATAGGTCTGTGCTTTTCCACAGAAAGACCCATAAAAGAAATGAAAATGAGGACTTACATCCGCTTCTCGTAAACGGCTGAAGGCATATGAAGCAAGGGCCTCAACATACGCTTGATTCATAGTATCTTGCAGTTTATTCCATGTGGCTTCCCAAGTAGTTTGATGCCAGGGAAGATAAGAATGTTTAGGTAGACTATACTTTCCTTGGAGCCAGCGGACAGGGTCAAGTAGGTGTGTGACTTTGCAAAATCCAGAAATATCCTGAATTTCCACTCCGGATTCTTGCGTGTTTTTTTCAACACGCATAGAAACTTTGCCCGAAGTTTTTGTACTTTCTTGCCAATGAACATCTGTTACACGATACATATGGTCAAACCATGTGTCATCATTTGGTATCTCTTTTGATTTACAAAAGAGTCCCATACCGGGATAAAAAGTTTGTAATTCTTCAAATCCTTTCTGTGATTTCAAAGAAGAAGATACGGGATGCGTAACCATTTTGGGGAGTTGAATTGAACTACCTTTCAGACGGGGATCCATTCTTGTCGTTTCACAGAAGTATCAAGTGCGTTCATATACGCACTCAAAAACTTTAACCTCTGGACATAGAAATGTCCACACCACCTGTGAATGTAAGCTTACGCAAGTTTGATATGAAGAAGATTCCTCAGGACGCTGTGGCGATTTTCATTGGACGTCGTCGTACTGGTAAATCCACGCTGGTGCGTGACTTATTGTTCAACCACCAAGATATGCCACTAGGAACTGTTATTTCTGGAACAGAAGAATCAAATGGTCTCTATGGAAAAATGGTTCCTCCTATTTTTATTCATGGTGAATTTAGTCCTGTTATCTTAGCAAATTTCTGTAAACGCCAGAAAATGGTCATGAACAAAATCCTACGAGAACAGCAAGAAGGGAGACAAAGTCGCCTGGACCCCCGTTCTTTTTTAATTTTGGATGACTGCATGTACGATGACTCCTGGACACACGACAAAAATATTCGTTATTTATTCATGAACGGTCGTTGGCTCAAAGTATTCTTTTTAATTACGATGCAATATCCTCTTGGTATTCAACCTGCTTTGCGTACCAACGTAGATTTTGTGTTTATTTTGCGCGAACCTTATTTGTCCAACAGACAGCGTATTTTTAACAACTATGGGTCTGCATTTCCAAACTTTGAGTTCTTCTGTCAAATCATGGACCAATGTACACAGAATTTTGAATGTCTCGTCATTGACAACACAAGCCAAAGCAATAAGATTGAAGATTGTATTTTTTGGTACAAGGCCGATATGCATCCTGATTTCCGTATTGGGGCCCCTGAGTTCTGGCAACATTCAGCACAGTATTATAAAGAAAAAGATGAAAATGATGACAATGCTTATGACCCAAATTCCCATCGCAAATTAAAAGGTCCCCAAATCACGGTTCGAAAGTTCTAGCAATAGGATAGAATGAGAATCAATCAAGAAGTAGTTAGTGCTATTATTATCCTTTTAATAGCGTGTGTATTATTTGGATGTAGTACTATGATGCGTTTCAGAACAGAAGGATTTACAAACTATTTTACAGGAGTTCCCGAAGGAATGTGCGGTGTAGATTTGCCTCCCTGTCCCTTTGGAACGCGGTGTATAAATGGATATTGTAAGACAGATCTTGCGCCAGGACTCCCTCCTACTTCCGGTCTCCCTGTAAAACCTGAAGGCTATATCCGTTAAAAATCGTGCTCTGTACTAGAAATGGCACGTCAAACTGGATACACTGTTTTAGGGCTAGCTGGTCTTTTATTAGCAATTCTTATCATTGTTCCTATGTTGAAACGCACATTCCCCCAGTTTTATGAAGGATTTATTAACACACGGTGTACCAAGACAACTTGTCCCGAAGGTTCCTTCTGCTTGAAGCAGGCCAATCCCAACCAGGGCGCCGATGCGGAAGGTGAGGAGGTCTGTGTTCCCATCAAGCCTTAAGAGCTCTATTGCGATTTTTTAAAAATCCACGTAGAGTTTATTCCTTATCCATCTTGCGTTTGATAGCCAAATCAGCAGGGCCCGAGAACATACCGTCGAACTGGGAGGCACCTGTGCCCAAGGAAGGGACTTCAGTGCTTTCTTCCGTACGGGAGACAGTAAGATTCTTACTGGAGTTGTAATCAGGCTCTGCCTGACTGCCGTCCATGTTCATCACACCTTTGTTCTTCCGGGCGCGCTCGCGTTGCTCCTTGTGGAACACCTCACGTGCTTCTTCATTCTCCTTGTACTTCTTCATGAGGTTGTTCAATTGTTCTTCTGCATACTCCTGTTCAGGAATGGCAGAAGGAGAAGGATCCCACGGTAACCATTTTCCGACTTGTCCTACATAAATGTTATGGTCAGGGTCTTGCTTTTGAAGCTTCTTTGCACGGGCTTCGGCTTCCTCCTTTTGTCCATACGAACCACGAATCTTCAAGCCACGCATCGTGGTTTGGAAGTTATTCTTTGCATAAAAATCATCTTCTAGTTTCACACCATGTTCATAAATGAAGTCATCATATAACTCTTTAATGTTACTTGCCGTAAGCTCTTTATTGTGAGCCTTGATGAATTTCTGGAAATCTGATACATAAGTTTCAACGGCAAGGGTGGATTTCCGGCAAGCAACAGCAGCACCACTCATATCCAAGGCTTCAAAGTTCTTGGCTTCTTCATCAAGTCTCGCATTAATAGCTTGAAGTTGCTTCACAAAGAATTCTTCCATTTTTTTGGAACGGAGGTAAAAGTCGTATTGGTTGATGAAGGTGGTGAAAAAATACTGCTCCTTCCGGTTCAACACATTCTCAGGGCTAATAAAACTCAACAAGCACCAGCGTTGGCTCGCAATCTCAGGGTCATCGCTCAAAAAAGATTCCTTCTCTTCGGTTGACATTCTACAGGGTATTGCAGAGACTCTTTAGATAAAAAATTCCGCAGTGCGATAAATTTTCTAAGGCAGGAATATAGAAGCAATGGACGTCTCCGAAGTTATCAACCGTGCTATCAAGTATTTAATTGAAGGTCTTGTTGTAGCTGGCGCTGCTATCTTTATCCCTCGTAAGAGCTTACCCCTCGATGAAATCACCACCCTTGCTCTCGTTGCGGCTGCCGTGTTCGCCGTACTCGACTTGGTCTCTCCTTCCATTGGTGTGACGGCTCGTCAAGGTGCAGGCTTTGGTCTCGGTGCCAACCTTGTCGGCTTCCCTCGCGTAGCTTAAATTTAATATTACATAATTCTCCTGTATGATTGTAAATCATCATAGAGAATTTTTTTAATGTTTTTTCTGTCTCATAGTTTTCCCATATTTACGTGATTTGTATGCATGTTTGTTATTTCTTCTAGTTTTTGAGTACCGTTTTCGTTTTCCACCTTGTGTCAAGGCTGGCATTTCATAGAATGCTGTCTTGTATCCTCCATTGGAATGTGCTACGTCCGATGCATTGAAAAATTGGAGGATAGCTGGAAGAACTCGTGACCCTAGATAATCATTCCAATCCCCTTTACTATCAAAATAGCGATTTGTATATCCTCCTTTTAAGAAAAAACTATATTTTCTAGGATTTTGTATATTTTCTAATAATGTCAAGATAAAAACTTTCACAAACGCTTGGTCATCATCCGTCGTATATCTTTCAATAATTGCTTTAAAATCAGGAAAAGACACTACATCTTTTAATTTTGAATTTTCAAGTCTATTTTCTTGAAGGAGATACTCTTGAGTCTTATCAAACTGATGTGCTAAAAATGCTGTAAAGAAAAGATGTGTTCCAACATTTGTGTCACTCATGAATGTGTATCCTTCTGTGTTCCGAATTTTTTGTAATCCATACTCCCATTCCTCTTGGAGCTCTTGAAGAAGTGGATGAATACCGTTTATTTTTGTTCCTGCATAGACAGTTACAGCATCGGGCAATGTTGGCAATGAGCTTTCGTTATAGTCACCAACCAATGCAGCATCTTCTGCGTCCGTCCAAGGCAATTCGTTTGTAGTCACATCACTGTATACATATTCCTCTTCATTTTGAGGTACTTGAAAAGGCTCACCTTTCAAATAGGTAAAAATTGTATCTAACGTGGGAAATGGGATAGCTGTTCTAATATGTTTACCCTCCACAAGGGTTAACCAAATATGTAAGAAATCTATGAGACTCTTCATTTGTCCTATTGGTTTTTGATCAAATTCAGCTCCTATAGGATCTACTCTATAATTTTGTGTATTCGTATTCAGTTTGTAGTCTGAAAATCTAGATTTATACCTATATACATTACTCCAAGCTTGATTAATTTTAGCAGGTTCATCTGCACTGAATGTATTTATAAAATCCTTATACTCCTTCGTTTCCAAAAGAGCAGTATGAAGCACAAGGATTTCCTCAAACAGATCAATGCAGTACACCATATTATAGAGAGATTGTTGACCATGTCTACGTATATAACTCCAAACTTTATTCAGATAGTTTATTTTTGCTTGAAGAGTATAATATGTGTATTGTTTTGAAAATGCAGATTCTAAGTAAGCCGCCGCTTTTGTGCTTATACTGAATAATAAGTCACTTAACTCATAGTACTCTCCTGTTGCACCACCCTTTTGAGGGACTAGACTACCTCCTTGAAACACAGTAAGCGCATAGGGAATCACAGCAGGTTTTGCTTCTTGTGCTGGTTGTGCTAGTTGTCCCTTTTTACCCCGAACTGCTGGAACAGCAGTAGATAATTTTGTATAATACTGCACTATTGTTGTTAGAACACCTTCAATACCTTTTGTGGATTCTCCAAGAAGAAAATAGCGTAAATAACTCTCACGGTCAACACTTGTAGTAGCATTTTCTGTAGCTCTTGTCAAAGCTTTATCGGTAAAATTTAAAATATCAGATAACTCATTTTTGAATGGTGCCTCCTTAAATTGTTCAAGGATTTCTTCAACTATACCAAAATAATAATATTGATTTGTATTATCCTTTTGTAAAAATTTCTTAATTTTTAGTGGAAAATCTCTCTTTGTACCATAAGAAGCTTTCAAATCTTCAAGAAGGAGCATCATTTCATAAAATCGAAAGAAAGGACCAGTAACATAATTAAAAACGGAGTGATCGGTTTTTGAAAAGGTTATAATAGTTTTCTCAGCTTGACCTTCTTTTTTTAGGATTACATCTTCAGTTAATGGTTTAAAAATTTTTAATTGTTTATCAATACTTTCTTCTGCTACATTTATATCAATGTTTATTTTTGTTTTTAATTTGTTCAATAATTCTGTATACATATCTTTCAGAGTTTGCTGATGTGTATTAAGTTCAGATTGTGTGACTTTGCGCTCTTCTGGTATTTTTGTTTTTTTAATCTTTCCTCCTCTACCAACAACTTCTTTTTGAATTTCCACTGTTGTTTTATACACAAGCTCAGTAGCTTCTGTTGTAAATTCGTCGCTTTCCATTAATTGATTGTTATTTTTTCCAACAAAGATTTGAAGTTCAGTCTTTGCTTTAGAAAATTTACCAGTATCAATGTCTGGTATTGTCAATGTCAAGCTAGAAAGATAGAAATCAAGGTCCTTAATTCTTATACGTAAGAGCGCATTGAGAGCCTCTAAAGAAAGTTTATTTTTATCATTTGCCTGAATATTTGCGACAGCTTGAAGTGCTCTTGTTTCAATCTCATTTTTTTGCGCTTCTAATTCTTTTTGAAGAAGAGATTTACCTTCAGAAACTTCTTTCTTAATAAGAATACTCTCAATTTTTGAAATAAGATCCAAACAACTTTGAACCTTCAGAACAAAGCTATATTTTTCTTGCTGTTCACCTTTGATTGTAGGAAAGCGGTACAAGACCAATCGTTCACTCGTTTGCCAAATAGTGTTAATTTTTTCTTTTCTTGCTTTTAAAGCACAAAGCATATCAATCGTTGTAAACATAGTATAGGGGAATTGCGTATCTATTACATATTTTGCGGCATTCACCGCTTCATGGTCTCCACCTCGTTTTAAATCAGGCAAAATACCATTAGATTGTGAGTGGATGCCTTGAAAGATATCTCGTTTAATGGGGGGATATTTGTCTAAAGCTAATCCAAGATTTACAATGGAACTTTTTTTTGAAATCTTTTGTAATTTTACAGTATCATTTTTACTAATTTGAAGTGTATTTAGAATATCAATAATATAATTTACAGAAGGCCCCTCTGTTTGTGTAGAAGAGAAAGGAATTACTACTTGTTTAGAGGCATCCGTCTTTTTTTCTATGATAATTGAAAATCCATATGGATTTGTGTTACTGAAAGGAGAATCTGTATTGTTTTTAAAATAAATGCGATAGTCTTTTTGAGAAAATTCATTGCTCTTGAAGTCAATTTCCGTGGAGGCTGAAGGAAAAATATAATCACAGCGACCCTTTAACACATTCAATGATGTCGTGGCAGAATCAGCAATGGTTTGGGGGAAAATAATATTCTTTACTTTATCATCATCACGAAAAATATCTCCTACAGTTCCATCTGCTGCGTCAAAGGTTACGTGAATATCTTTTTGTAAGGAGGAGAAGAAAAAATAGTTTAAGATGAAACTTGATAAAGCTTTACAACCATCAGCATCTAATTCAATACCATCCTTTTGAATTTCTATTACACGATTGCTTTCATTATTTTTATATTTTAACCAGAGAGGATTTGAATCTTCTCTGGGATTCGCTTTATAGGATTTGATGATATCGGCCATGGTGAGAATTTCTTTTGTCTCTGGCGCTGCTTGAATTTCAGTTTTGTATTTCTCTTCAAAGAGGTCAATCGTTTCATGTTCAATCTTTGATACAGATGTTATTTTATCTTTGGATAATGTTTTGACATTTTGTGTGTAATCCTCTTTTTCTTTGAAATTAGTATATTTGTTTGCTAAAAGTTTTGGAAGATAGGTTCTCATAATGGTTACACGTTTATCAGCAGAGCCTTCATCACTCCCTTTACTTTTTTTCTTTCGTTCACCTTTGCAAAAATCGTGATAGGTGTCCAAAATATCCAACACTGATTCTGAAGTTTTAGAATCAGTGGAATCCAAATTGAGTGTTTCCTTTGAACTCATACCTACTTCTCTTGTCTTTTTTTTGCCGTAAAGTCTACACTTATAGTAGATGTCAAAACTATCACTCGTTCTTGTATTCTTAACAATTGTTCTTGTGGGATGTTTATTTGGAAGACGAGATGCGTTCACCAGTCCTGGAACCATGGTCCAGCTTGCGTCCAGCCATGTCCCGACACAAGAAGATGTAGAGTATTACAAAAAAGTGTATCCTAAGCTCGTTCGGCACGATATTACGGATATGACAGGGGAAGACCCTGGTCCCATATCTGTGCCCATGCCTCAACTTTGGTTTTAGCGAAATTTGAAGTCTATGAGCGGTAGAGGAAGTGTACCCTACCCATGTGTCAAATCTGCCAAAGCTTTTTACAGGATTTTCTCCTCGTAGGCATTCCCAAAGAAATAGCGTTAGCAAAGCAACTTCGCATGAAATCCATACGGAATGTTCTACCAGAACTTTCTGACTGGATCTATCGATTCTATCAGAAATTAAAAAAGGAGGAGTTTGAGCGAGCAAGTGGAAATGCTTCTCTGATTGCTCGAAGGGGACGCGCTCTTCATGAGTATGAATATCTTCTTCAAACGGCTACCTTTAATTTCTTAAAATATAACCTTGACTGGGTATCTTCAGAAGTATCTTACATAGAAATCCTTCTTATGGAATCAGGATTTGTTCGAACATCCAACAGAATAGGATATCATACAAATGCCTATAATTACATTAGTTACATTGTCCCTCTTGTTATAGTAACTCTCCAGGAGGTTCACGACAATCATGTGCATCCAAAAGGCCTTCAAACTGATTTAAGTAAACTATGTTCCAAACGGAGGACTTGGAATGACAAAGAAACATGTGCAGACCGAGATGATGACTATCAAAAGGAAATTTTAGAAGAGAAAGATGATGATTTATATACATAATATTTACTTTTCAAACATGGGTTGGCCTTGTTTATAAAAATAATAGTATTTCAAGTACAATATAGACAGAATAGATACACCGATATAGGAGGTAGCAAATAGAATTACATACGTAAAGGATTCTGCCATTTTAAACTCGTGTATCACAACATAGTAAAAAATACAAAACAAAAGAAGTTCAATGATACGCGTAGTGAGCTTTTTATTGCTTGCTTCCAAAAAAAGATGATTTTCCTTATCATCCTCAACTATTTCTTTTTTGTCTGTACATTGGCTCAGGATTTCAATTCCAATAAAAATAGTTCCAAGGGCTATAACAGCATAATCAAGAAAACTAAAGGTTGTTAAGATGTCATTAATTTTAAAAATAAACAAACAATATGCAAAGATAGCACCTATTTTCCAAACATCTGTATCAATTGCGTAATTGACTTTGATAGTTTCATTGTTTTCTTTCAGAATATAGAGAAAACAATCAGAGAGTGTAATAATCACCAAATAAAATAAAAATATATTATCAAAGAAAGCGAAGGCTATACTGAATACCATCATAAGAATTTCTAAAGGCAATGCGCCCTTTGTCAAAAAAGAATAAGCTTCTTTATTGTCTGCGTAGTCATCATACACTTTCCATAAAATACCCGTAAGGAATGAAAGAATTTCTTTCATACTCTTTCTTCTTCTTAAATTAATTTTATCATTTAGACGGATCGGATAAACTGCCATCGCAAATCCGCACAAATTTGTTGCCAGATTTTATCTTGACAAAACAATTTGTCACGGTTTTTCAAAATAGGAAAGTTGGGCAAATACTCGTCTAGTTCTAAGAGTTCACAAAACTTGTACAATACATAAGAATAACTTAAGAAATTACTGCGACCTGCAGGACAATGTTTCTGAAAACTGGGTTGAATTTCAATAAACATATGACGGAGCTTCTCTTCAGTTTCTCTCGTAATGACAGGTGCATTCTTTCCGTTGATTCGATTCATAATATGGGGTGCATGTTCATAGTATTTATTAAATTTAAGTTTCTTTAAAATTTCACGAATCTTAGACGTTTTGATATTTCCAAGTTCCGTGATGCGTTCTTTTTTGAGCTCTGTCATAATTGCATCAAAGACTTCTTGGGGTATATCTGTAGATTCTTTTGCTTGAATTTGAGCTAACCACTCGTTAAAATGATTAATCCGTTTGTAGGCATAATAGGAGACCTCTCGTGGAGGATCCTTATATGAAGGTTTGTCTGAATCCACAAGGATAAATTCTTGAAATCCACAGGATGGACAGGTAAACAAAGCTTCGTTGCTACTGAACACCATTTCTGTGCCACAATCACCACATTCTCCATAAGGGTCATCTATTGCTGTACTTGTTGTTCTCGCATGTTCAGGATTAACAATTTGAAGAAAATTTTCTAACAGTTTATCGCGGCGCATGTCTGAGCCTGAAACAGTGGCACCTACCATGATTCCACTCACATCGGATGCTTTTTCAAAGACTTCCCAAATACTTCCAGGTTTGGATTTTACAACACGTGCTTCTTTTGACTCGATACCTTTACTAATTTTTTCTTGAATATCATAATATTGAAATAGGATATTTCCTGTTTCTAAAAAATAATCATAGACAGCATTACCAGTTTTTCGTTTTTTATATTCTTTTAAAAGTTCCTGAAGTTCCTTGTCTAGCTTTACTTTTTCAATATCGTCTGTACAGCTAGCAAATCGTTCTTTTAATGCCCGAAACTGTGTTTCAATATCATCTAAATTCTTACTTTCATCAATAAGTCTGTTTACGTGAGTATGGTGAATGCTGTCCAAGGTAGTTCTAGCCTCAGGATTGCTCCGCTTGGTAGGCCGAATCTTAAAGAAGGGATCTCCTGTGGACATCTGTAAGAGGCTTCCCTGGGAAGTGTTTAGACTAAAAAAACAGACCCTCCCGGTTGTACCACTCGGATTTTCCAAAAATTCACCTTTGGCAAAATTTTTTTCTCTTCTAATGGTATAGACTAAAATGACAGGTGGTGGTTTGATGCAGCTCGTCGCTTATGGCGCCCAAGATGTTTACTTAACTGGTAACCCTCAGATTACTTTCTTCAAGGTTGTATACCGTCGTCACACCAACTTCGCCATGGAATCTATTGAAAATCCTTTCAATGGTTCCCCTGGTTTCGGTAAGCAGGTGACCGTCACTGTTCAGCGTAACGGTGACTTAATCTACCGTATGTACCTCCAGGCTACTCTCCCTAAGGTACAGCTCCTCGCCTCTGACGGCTCTGGTGCTCAGTTCCGCTGGCTCAACTGGCCTGGCCACAACCTCGTCCGCGAAGTTGAACTCCAGATCGGTGGTCAGCGTATCGATAAGCATTATGGCCAGTGGCTCCACATCTGGAATGAGCTCACCCAAGAGCCTGGTAAGCAGGCCGGTTACGCCAAGATGGTGGGTAACGTTCCTCAGCTCACCAACTTGATTATCCAGGGTGGTGAAACCTGCGATGACGACTGCACCTCTGGCGAGCCTAACACCTCCAACGAAATCCAGAACTGCGCCCCTGAATACACCCTCTACATCCCCCTCCAGTTCTGGTTCTGCCGCAACCCTGGTCTTGCTCTTCCTTTGATTGCTCTCCAGTACCACGAAGTTCGTATCAACTTGACCTTCAACGACCTCCGTAACTTGTGCTTCGATGCCGCTCCCCAGAACTCCAACGTACACGTCATCCGTGACCGTGTCGCTGCTGCCAACTTGGTTGCTGCCTCTCTCTACATCGACTACATCTACCTCGATACCGATGAGCGTCGTAAGTTCGCCCAGGTTGCCCACGAGTACCTCATCGATGTTCTCCTATTCACGGGCGGTGAGTCCATCACCTCTTCTTCCAACAAGCTCAAGCTCAACTTCAACCACCCTTGTAAGGAACTCGTGTGGGTTGTCCAGCGTGACTCCTTCGTCTCCTGCGAAGATGCTATCATCTTCCCCTGGAAGGGCCAACAGCCGTTCAACTTCTCCGATTGGTGGGACCGCTCTGTGCTTGAGTCTGGTTACTCCGTCAC